CCGGCACTGGAAGCATTGCTTTTCCTGCTGGAACAACTGCTCAACGAAGCCTTGGCCCCGTCAACGGGATGTTTCGCTACAACACCACGACGGCAACTTTTGAAGGCTACGCAAACGGCGCGTGGGGCTCTGTTGTTACGGGTACTGGTGTTACCTCAGTTGCGACTGGAACGGGCCTCACAGGTGGCCCAATTACTTCTACGGGGACTATTTCAATTGCCAATACAGCAGTGAGTGCTGGTAGCTATACAAACGCCAACATCACGGTTAATGGTCAAGGGCAAATTACTGCCGCATCAAACGGTACAAATGGAACAGTAACTTCGGTTGCAATGAGCGTTCCGACATTCTTAAATGTTGCTGGCTCCCCGATCACAGGCTCTGGCACATTTGCGGTTACTTTGTCTGGCACTGCATTACCAATTGCCAATGGTGGAACAGGCCAATTAACTGCATCAAGTGCATTCAATGCGTTATCGCCAATGACCACGCTTGGCGATATTATTTATGGCGGTGCAGTTGGCGCTGGAACAAGGCTTGGTATTGGAACTGCTGGACAGGTATTGACTGTAAACAGTGGCGCTACGGCCCCGCAATGGTCTACCCTGTCTGGTGTTGCTGTTACCACATTCAGCGCAGGCACGACTGGGTTTACGCCATCAAGCGCCACTTCTGGTGCAATAACATTGGCTGGTACGCTGATCACCTCAAACGGTGGTACTGGCCTGACAACGTACACCGCAGGCGATCTGCCTTATTACGCTACAGGCACAGCATTGTCCAAGTTAGGTATTGGCACAAACGGCCAAATCTTGACATCGTCTGGAACTGCACCTCAGTGGTCTACATTGTCGGGTGTGGCGGTGACCACCATCAGCTTTGGAACCACGGGCTTGACGCCTGCTACGGCAACTTCTGGAGACATAACAGTAGCTGGAACACTTGCTATTGCCAATGGCGGCACAAATAGCACAGCAACGCCAACTGCGGGTGGTGTTGGCTATGGAACTGGAACAGCCCATGCGTATAGTTCAGTAGGAACATCTGGACAAGCTCTCATCAGCGCAGGTGCAAGTGCTCCAGCATTTGGCAATTTGGGAACAAGTGCAGGTGGTACTGGATTGTCTGGTGCAACGCCGTTCACAAGCGGCGGTGCTTTGTATGCATCATCGGCATCTGTATTGACATCTGGAACTTTGCCAATAACCGCTGGTGGAACTGGCACAATATACGGTGTTGCTGGCGGCACGTTCTAATCATCTTCAAGGAATAAATCATGGCAGCTACAAACTACACCCCGATTTCGCTGTACTACAGCGCTACAGCCACAAACGTGCCTTTGGCCGCTAACTTGGTTGCTGGTGAGTTGGCAATCAACACCAACGACGGAAAGTTGTTTTATAAGGATAGCAGCGGTGTTGTTCAGGTGATGGCCTCCAAGGCAGGTAGCGTCAACGTATCATCCTTCAGCGCGGGTACAACAGGATTCACACCAAACACCGCAACGACAGGTGCTGTGACTCTTGCAGGCACATTGGCAACGACCAACGGCGGCACAGGACTAACATCCTTTACCGCTAACGGTGTGGTCTACGCATCATCTTCAAGTGCATTGGCTACTGGTTCTGCGCTCGTGTTTGATGGGACGAATTTGGGCGTGGGTGTTACTCCTAGTGCTTGGACTTCAACATTTAAAGCATTTCAAGTTGGTGCTATAGGTTCGTTGGTTTACAACGGAAGCACAGACGTTTACCTATCCAACAACTACGCAAGTATTGGCGGGGCTTCAAAATACATTACAACTGCTGCGGCTACACTATATCAACAAGGTGCTGGAGTTCACGCTTGGTACAACGCCCCCTCTGGCACAGCAGGCAATACCATTACTTTCACCCAAGCAATGACGCTTGATGCCAGTGGGAATTTGGGTATTGGCATTACTTCACCCAGTGTCAGGCTTGCAGTTTCAGACGCTTCAAATGCAAACAATGGAACTATGCGTCTTGGAAGTACAGCCAATGGTGTTTATGGAGAAATATCAAATAAAGCATCATCAACTGGACAATTAACTTTAAATTCAGTCGGCTCTGGTGCTTCTGATGGAATTGCTTTTCAGATTGAAGGTTCAACAAAAGCGTTAATAGACTCCTCCGGTAACCTTGGACTGGGTGTTACTCCGAGTGCTTGGGGAAGCGGCCCTAAAGTCATGCAAATGGGGTCTTCTGGTGCTTATATTTTTGGTGATTCCGTAAGTTTGCAAGTTGGCAATAATTCTTACTTTAACGGAACCAATTACATATACAAAAATACAGCAGCAGCATCTGATTATTATCAATTCCAAGGCTCTCACGTTTGGCGCAACGCCCCCTCTGGCACAGCAGGTAATGCCATCACGTTTACTCAGGCGATGACGCTGGATGCCAGCGGGAATTTGGGAGTTGGCACTACAAGCCCCACAAGCACTTATTCGGCTCGTCTTGCTGTAGTTCCAGCCAGCGGCGCTGCTGCAATATCTATTGATGCCGCATCAGGAAACAACACTGGAATTAATTTTTACAATAACGGAACTGCTAAGTGGACTACTCAAGTCCTGACAACCGGAGAATATCGTTGGTATGATTTTGTAGCAGGCTCAGAACGTGCCCGTATAGACTCCAGTGGGAATTTCGGTATTGGTACTACAAGTCCAAGCGATAGAGTTCACGCCTATTCAAACGTTGCTGATGTTGGAATTCAAGTACAGAACAATACGCACGGGTCATTTTTGCGTAGCGATGCAACAGGCACTCAAATCGCCACAAACTCAGCAACTAAACCTATTTACTTTTATGTTGGTGCGGCAGAACGCGCCCGTATCGACTCCAGTGGGACTTTACTGGTGGGGAAAACAGCATCTGCTGCTGCATCGGTAGGTTTTCAAGTAGATGGAACAGGGGCTTTATATACAACAAAATCAACATCTACAAGTGCTGATGCAACTTATTATTTGTATTCAACAGGTGCTTCAGCATATCGTTTTTATGTTGATATGGGCGGTACAGTTCATGCCACTTCAGTTGTAATCACTGCTATTTCTGACCAACGTCTTAAAGAAAATGTCCGTGATATTGATACGGGTCTTGATGCAATAATGGCGCTCAAACCTCGCAGATTTGATTGGAAAGAAGGCAAAGGTCAAGACAAGAAAAACGCTGCTGGTTTTATTGCCGATGAATTTGAAACAGTATTTCCAGAATGTGTTGGTGTATCAAAAGCTGGTGGTGACGGTATTGAGTATAAAAACATAAACCATGAAACACTGATTCCAACATTGGTCAAAGCCATCCAAGAACAGCAAGCAATAATTGAATCATTAACACAGCGTATTGCTACACTAGAAGCAAAATGAAAAACTGCACACGTTGCCATGTTGATAAGCCTTTTGAGGCTTTTTATAGTAGCTCAACTCACAAGTCGGGCTATATGTCGCATTGCAAAGAGTGTGAATCAATCCGTTGCAAAAATAAAACACAAAAGTATCATGACGCCAGATTGGTTAAAGCGCAAGAATGGCGGGACAACAATCAAGACACATACCAAACTGCAATTCAAGCATGGCGCAATGCAAATCCAGATCGTTTAAAAAGCATTTATCGGGATTGGGCACAAGCCAACAAAGACAAAGTTAACGCCAAATGGATGAAACGTGAAGCGGCAAAAAAATACCGTACACCATCATGGTTGACTGAAGATGACCACTGGATGATGGAGCAAGCCTACGACATTGCCAACAAACGCAAGCAACTGTTTGGCTTTGATTGGCACGTTGACCACATTGTTCCGCTGCAAGGAAAAACTGTTTCGGGACTTCATGTGCCTTGGAACATGCAAGTAATTCCGGCAAAATTGAATCAGCAAAAATCAAATCACTTTAACTAAGGAAATATCAACATGACTACCTACCTTTGGTCAATTAATGAAATGAACCGCTTAACCTCCGATGGGTTCGTGGTCACAGTCCATTATTTTGTATCTGCCACTGATGGCACTTACACCGCCTCAACCTACGGCACTGTGGGCTACACACAACAGCCCGGTGAAACATTCGTCCCCTACGCTGACCTGACCGAAGCCATTGTGGTTGGTTGGGTTCAAAATGCGCTTGGCAAAGACACGGTGGAAACCAGCTTGCAAGGCCAAATTGACGCACAGATCAACCCTGTGCAAGAGACTGGCGTTCCTTGGGCTTAATACGGGGTCACGCCGCTGCCCCTATCAGCGGTAATTTACATGGAGTTTGAAAATGAATGAGTTGAAATTGACAACGGATCTGGTGAACGCCGTCCTTCAATATTTGGGCAATCGTCCATTTGTTGAGGTCGCAGGCTTGATCCAAGAGATCCAAAAGCAAGCATCAGCGCAAGGTGCAGAGCCTACTGCGATTGAAGAGCCAGCGGCTGAGTAAAATATGAAAGGCCCCGTTTCTTTTATTGGCAAGGAGTTCACCAAGGAATTGGTGAGCCAATACCTCGCTTACGATCCAGAGACTGGGGCCTTTACGCGCTTGAAAACATCAGGCCACAAAAAAGCTGGTGACAAAGTTGGTGTTGTCAACGCTGGGTATTTGCAAATAGGCGTGTGTGGCAGGCGAATGAGAGGCCATCAATTTGCATGGTTTTTGACTTATGGCTACATTCCTAAAACAATTGATCATCTCAATGGCAACGGACTTGACAACAGGCTATGCAACTTGCGCGAAGTGACTCAACAGCAAAACATCCACAACCACAGAAAACCGCCGAGGCACAACACTTCGGGGTTTCTTGGGGTTTCATATTACAAGGCTGCAAACAAGTTTTCGGCCCATATAAACCTTGATGGCAAAAAAATTCACCTTGGGTATTTTGAAGATCCCGAAACAGGTCACCAAGCGTACTTGATTGCTAAAAGAAAATTGCACACATCATGCACGATATAAAAATGATCACCGAAACGGAGGCAAGATTGTCTACTCATGAGCAAATTTGCGCCGAACGGTATGAAAGCATTCAGGGACGTTTTGATGACGGCTCCAAGCGCATGACCAAGATCGAGTACCTTTTGTATGTAGTGATTGCGGCTGTGTTGCTTGGCCCCGGTGTAGCCGCAGAGTTCGTCAAAAAGATTTTAGGGATATAGCCCGACCCGACTCCGGGGTAAAGGGGGTGCTGGCAGACCATCCTAACGGGCTAATGTCTGCCCCAAATTAAAGGAGTTGATATGGACGACAAAGGAGCTTTGATTGAAAAACTCACGTTTGCTTTGTTGCCACTGCTGTTTTCATGCGTGGTGTACTTAATGTCGGCTTTGTCCAATCTGGGCCATGAGGTCACAATACTCAACAGCAAAATTAGCCTTGTTGTTACGTCAGACAATAGGCAATCACCAAACTCAGGTGCTGAGTTAGCACGTGAAAAACTACGTCAAGATTTGGAAAAAGAAATCCAAAAAAACCGCGACGACATTGCAAACAATCGGCAAGACATTGCCATTATTCTTGAACGACTGAAAGGCAGATGATATGTTTGGACTCGATGCAATACTAAATATCGGTGGCAAGCTTATCGACAAACTGATTCCCGATCCTGAAGCCAAAGCCAAGGCCCAACTTGATCTGGCGGTGCTGGCCCAAAACGGGGAGCTTGCCGCGATGGCAAATGAAACCAAGCTGGTTGGGATTGAGCAGACCAACACTTCGGATCGCTGGAAAGCCGACATGGCTTCTGATTCTTGGCTGTCCAAGAACGTGCGCCCTTTGACGCTGGTCTACATCTTGAGCGCATACCTTGCTTTGGCCATTATGGACGGCACAGGCTTTCACATTGCTGAGTCCTACGTTACTTTGCTTGGGCAGTGGGGCATGCTGGTAATGGGCGCTTACTTTGGCGGTCGCACGCTTGAAAAGCTGGCTGATATGAAGGGCAGAAAATGAACGCCAATTTCCCCAAAGCCCTTGCCGCTGTCCTCGTACACGAAGGCGGCTACGTTAATAATCCCAAAGACCCGGGCGGCATGACCAACCTCGGCTGTACCAAGACAGTCTGGGAAGAACACTGCGGCCACCCAGTAGACGAAAAAGCCATGCGTGCCTTGACCCCCGCTGATGTTGGCCCGCTGTACAAGAACAAGTACTGGGATAAGATCAAAGGCGATGCTCTGCCAGCAGGCGTGGATTACGTGGTGTTTGATGCGGCGATTAACTCAGGCCCGGGCCGTGCCGCCAAGTGGTTGCAAGCTTGTGTAAACGTGTACGCAGATGGCATTATTGGCGACAAGACAATCCAAGCTGTACTAAATAAAGACGCAAAAGAACTTATCAACGATTATTGTGCGTACCGTTTAGCGTATCTCAAAATGCTCCAAACGTGGCAAACATTTGGCAAGGGATGGGAGCGCAGGGTCAAAGAAGTAAACGCAACTGCATTATCAATGTCATAACGGCGTCACACCGAGCGTTTTCAATACGCTCATGCTTAAACGAGTAGACATTCGCAAAGAGTCAATTCAGGACAAGCTGTCGGCACTTCAAAAGATTTGCTTACCTTATGACCAGCCAGTTGACACAAATTTTGGTTCTTGGTGGATTGCTACTGAGAATGGTGTGGATATTGGCTTTGCGGGCCTTGTTCGTACCGTTAGTTGGATTGATTGCGGGTATCTGTGTCGCGCAGGTGTTATTCCTGCTGCTCGTGGACAAGGATTACAGAGACAGTTTATTCGTGTCCGCCTCCGACAGGCAAAAGCTCTTGGGTGGAGATGGGTCGTAACTGATACAACCGACAATCCGGCATCGGCAAACAGTTTAATTGCCACAGGTTTTAAGTTGTTCCAACCGACGAAGCCTTGGGGCTTCAAAAACACGCTGTATTGGCGTAGGAAATTATGATGCCCGTCCAAAAATATACAGATCAAGAAATCATCAGCGCAATTGAAAACAGTAGTTCAGTTCGCCAAGCAAGTATCACCCTTGGGATGGATTTGTCAGGGCTAAACAGACGCCGTAGGCGTATTGAGCAAAAAGAAAAAATAAAAATCACAGCGCCGCAAGCCACCCAACAATACACACATCTTCAAACGGCCCACGTTCACCCCGCCAAAAAAGATCTTGGCATATTAAACGGCACTGTGATTGTGTTCAGTGATGCTCACTTCTGGCCCGGCATCTACTCCACAGCATTCTACGGCCTCTTGTGGGCTATCAAAGAACTCAAGCCCAACGCAGTTATTGCCAACGGCGATATTTTTGATGGGGCGGGTATCTCTCGCCACCCACGCATTGGCTGGGCAAAGTCTCCTTCTGTAATGGAAGAACTCAAGGCTTGTACGATTTGCATGGGGTACATTGAAGAAGCCGCCAAAGAAGCCCGTCACAACGTCAAGCTGATCTGGCCTTTGGGCAATCACGACGCGCGATTTGAGACGTTCTTAGCTGCCAACGCCCCGCAGTATGAACATGTAAAAGGGTTTACCCTACGTGACCACTTCCCAGATTGGGAGCCGTGCTGGGCTGTATGGCTAAACGACAACACTGTTGTCAAACACCGCTTCAAAGGTGGAATCCACGCTACCCACAATAACACCATGTGGTCAGGCAAGAACATCGTTACAGGCCACTTGCACAGCTTAAAAGTCACGCCATTTTCTGACTACAACGGGGTGCGCTACGGTATTGATACTGGTACGCTTGCAGAGCCCTACGGACCACAGTTTGAAGACTATACCGAGCACGGTCCACTCAACTGGCGGTCGGGCTTTGCCGTTCTTACGTTTGTGGATGGCAAACTGTTGTTGCCTGAGTTGGTGACGACACACAGCCCCGATTCCATTGAATTCCGAGGCCGTGTGATTAAAGTTATTACTCAGTAACTTCTTCTTCAGCGACTTCTTCTTCTTCTACAACTTCAACTTCGTCCCAGTTGCCGATCCAGCCAGCCTCTTCTTGGAATTCAACGAATTCCTTCAAGGCTTCGATCATGTCAAAGTCATGGGTTTCAACAGTCATTTTGCCGTTGCCCATCCAACCAAGTTCCATTTCAAATTTAAACATGTTAGCTCCTAGCGCAGCGGGATTGCTGCATTTGCTATCCTAAAGGCTAAAAATGACAATCCCGATACAGTTAATCTGCGTTAGGGTGAGGGGCATTTTCAGGTACTTCAGCGCACATATATACCGCTTCATATTGTCCACGGTTTGGCCCCATCCAACGGTCAATATATACGCCCCACACCGCAGGGATTGTGTTGTAAAGAGTGTTCGGATCGCACTTAAAATGCGTTGCCATTTCGTTTACCGTAAGGCCGTCGTGCGACGCCAAAAGCAAGTTACGAATTTCGGGGTGTCGGGATTTGGACATAGTGGGTGACGTGTTTGTTGGGTTCAGGGGCAACGGCGCGGGTGTACGTGCCGAACTGTTTGTAGCCAAGGCCCTCGGTGTCATCGAGCAGGCCCGCCTTGCGTTTGCTCCTGAAATGCGGGTCCAGTGCAAACACAGTGGGCGTCTTGTTTTCTTTCCACAAAAATGGGTTCATATTTCGTCCTTTAAAAGTTCTTGCAGTTCTTCTTCGGTTATGAATGGTATCGCTTTGGGCAGATCATCAGGTATCTGCCGCCATTTCATTTCACGCTCGATGCGTTCAAATTCATCGTCTTCAGTGTTCATAGGTTCTTCTCCTTGAGTTTGGCTTCGGTTATGAATACGGCATCTATCGGAACTTCAGTTGCAATGTCTTGCCGCTCCTCATCCGTCAGCCCTACCCAAGGCTTCAAAGTTTTTTGCACTTGCGCCTCAGCGGCCATGCCATCTTCATAGCCACGGGAGTAGGCCACGCTGTCGGCCTCAACCATATCGCCAATGATTTGCAGTGTTTCTTGGCAGACCTTGATTAAATTGTCTAAGGCCATATCGCGTTTAATCATCATGTGTTCCCCCTTGCTCGGATTTGTCTTGCCAGTTCATCGCCAGCATATTCAACGCTGTCTTCACACACCTTTGCACACGCCTCACGCTCATCAGCACGCACCAGCGCGGCAAAGGCTATGAATCGCTCATCTTGCGAGTCATAGCTTGTCCATCCAGCCTCCCGCGCCATCTCAATAATTGATTTCATGCTTGTCCCCTTGCTCGAATGGCTTTAGCTGCGGCAGTGCCATAAATTTTTACACCTGTTGGAATGTGCGTATCGCAAACAGTGGATTGAGCCAACTTTGCACAAAGTTCACGCTCATCTTCACGCACCAGCTTGGCAAAGGCCGTAATAAACTCTATGGTCGCTTGCTCTGGCACATCTTTAAGTGTGTGGCCGTGAATTGCCGCTGCCTCTCGCGCCATCTCCATAATGGTTCGTTTACGCCAGCCAGTCATAAAACCTCCAAATAATCATTGTCGCAATCACTACACAAACGACAAAAAATGCAATCTCAAATATTGTTTGTTGTTTCATACAAACCTCAATGGGTAAGGTGGGAAAGGCCAGTTTTCAGGCCAATTATTTTTGTCCATGATTTCTCCATTCGCGGCAAAATGCCCGTTGTTTCTGCGTCAAGTCAGGGCTAAAACCGCTAACTGAGCATTCAGGGTGCTGGGGGAATACGTCTTTGGCAGGCGGCAAAAATGCCACCAAACCAATGATGACGCACCCGATAATAAATTCAAGCATTGATGTGCCTTGCTAAAAGCCACTTGTCACCAAGCAGACGGACGCTGCGCACCCACTGGCGCTGGTAACCACGCTGGTCTGGAAACAAACTGCGTACTTGGGTTAATCGGGTTATGTTCATTTGGTTGCTTCCTTTAGGATTTCCACACGTTCACGGGCAACGCGTAGGGTGTTATAGCGCTGGTGCAAACGCTCCAGCACGGTAATGCGCTTGCCCGTAGCGCGTTCTTCGGTCAACAGCGCCAAGACTTGTTCCTCAGTCTTTAAACTCAGGTCACTGTTTAGTTTTCGCCATGTAATCATTAATCTTTTCCTCTAGTTTTTGCACTTCCTCGTCAGTCCGCATATAGCTGCGGATCGCGGAGTTCATCTGTCGTTCTTTATGCTTGGCCTCAGACTTTGCAGCCTTCAGCTTGGCTTTCCATTGGTCTATTCGTTTCATTTCAGCGCCTCCAACGCGATCTCAGATACCGCCTGCTTGGTGTGCAGCGCAGCCCAAATTTTTTCATCAATAGTTTTTTCAGTCATAAGGACGTAGACCCACACGTCGTGCTGCTGGCCACTGCGGTGCAGCCGTCCCACGGTTTGCTCGAACAACTCAAGACTCCAAGGCAAGGACAGAAAAACCATGTGTTGCCCGCCGTGTTGTAAGTTAAGGCCGTGACCTGCGGATTTTGGATGCACGGCAAAGATTCGTACTTTACCGGCATTCCATCGAGTGATTGCGTCATCATCGTCAAGCGTTGTAACGCTAAATCGTCGTTTGAGTTCGGCAAGTTCTTCTTTGTAGGTGTAAGCAATAATGGTGTTTGCATGTTGGTTTTCCTCTAACAATTCCTCAAGCCGGTCAAATTTGTGGCGGCTAAACCACACGGGCGTCTGTGTTACAGTGAACTTACCAGGCACATCGGAGGCTTCACTGTTCGTGTCGTAAACAAACCCTGACGCCAACTGCTGCAATTTGCCGGTGACCACGCCAGCGTTAATCGCCGTGATGGTGTCCAGCACAAACTCTTTTTTCAATTTGTTGTACGGCGTCAAGTCCATCTTGCACATCACCTCAACGTGATGGCAGGGCGGCAGTTTGTCCTTGTACTCACCAGGCTCCAGCACATACGTTGCAGGCTTAATTTTGTCCATCACTTTATCTAACGCGCCCACGCGGGGGACCCACTCGCCAAACTCAGGGTTCATCAGCACAAAATACTTTTGCATGAACGCGCCCTTGGCGCGGCCCAAAAGGTTTTGGTCAACGATCTTGCACTGGCCAAAGACATCCTCAAGCCCGTTACTGGTGAACGATCCGGTCAAACCCCAACGAACGCGCATAGGTTCCATGACCTTCAAGAGTGCCTTGAAACGTGTGCCTGATGGGTTCTTGAGGCGCGTCAACTCGTCAAACACAATGCCATCAAAATCCAGCTTCTGTGTGGCCAGCCACTGAATGTTGTCGTAGTTGGTCACAACCACTTGAGCGTCAGACTGAAGCGCCGCCAGCCGTTGCTTAGGTGTCCCGACTGCGACAGCCAACGAAACCATTGGTGCCCACTTGGGTTGCTCAACTGGCCACACGTCGGTGCAGACGCGCTTGGGCGCCAGCACAAGAAAACGCTTAACGTGCTGATCGCGCAGCATCTCCCACATGCCGGTCAGTGTGATGGCGGTCTTGCCCGCGCCCACTGGCGCAAGCACCATCGCACGGTCATGCTCGTAAATAAAGTCAGCCGCCAACTCTTGATACGGTCGCAGTTTCATTTGTTTAATTCCGCAGCTAAAATTTCCAGCGCTTTTGCTATGATTTCTTGATTGCGTTGGCTATTAAGTTGGGCGTTACTACAGTACGGGCACCGACCTTTACCTTGCCATACATGGCCGCTACATTCGTCTGTTTTACTGACGCCTGTCAATTCAAAAAGGTGTTCTGATCCAGCCATCTATTTGTTCCTTAGTCCATAAACATGCGTAGTTTTGACGCAACACTGCCATATCACTGGCGAACATTTTCTGCAACGGCGACAGTCTGCCGCCCTTAGTTTTCAGTTCTACAAACCACGTCTGCCCATCGGGCAAACAAGCAATCCGGTCGGCCACGCCTTTGCGCCCTGGCGACGTAAACTTCCACGTCTTACCGCCTGCGCGTTCGACAGCCCAAACAAAGTGCCGTTCAACTTCTGATTCTTTCATGCCGTGAAGTATACATGTAAAAAACTTTTGCACAACATTTATTTTATGTGCTAAGATGGCATCACCCAATCTCGGGTAACAACTACAGGATAGTAAAATGAAAATCGAATTCACCCGCGCTGAAGTCGAGCGCATCCTCTTGGACTACGTTAACGACATGCTGCTTGGCAAGCGTTTTGACACCATCAATGTTGGCGGTCTTTCAGAGATCATCATCGTGGAGAAAAAAGATGCAGCACAGTAACATCGTCGGCGGCTCGACCGCCAAGCGCGTCATCAACTGCCCAGGCTCTGTCGTGCTGGTGCAAAAGATGCCCCCAAAGCCCAGCAGCGAACACGCAGACCGTGGCACGTTGCTGCACAACGCCATCAGCGCCATTCTTGAAGACATGAATGTCGATGTGATTGGCATGAAATACGAAGACCAAGTGCTGACGCAAGACTTGTACGACGAAAAAATCACCGTGGCGTTGGCGCTGCTTGATGAAGTTGATCCTGACAAGGAGATGATGTATGAAGTGGAAACGCGCGTTGGTTTCGGTGATCTGCTTCCTAATGTATTTGGAAGCACGGATTTGGTTGGCCGTATTGGCGGTCGTGCTATTGTTTTGGATTGGAAGTTTGGTGATGGTGTAGTTGTAGACGCTACAGAGAACGAACAACTGATGTTCTACGCAGCCGCTGCTATGCGTACAGACGCGGCTAAGTGGGCGTTTGACGGCGCAACGGAGATTGAGTGCATCATCATTCAGCCGCCCATGATCAAGCGTTGGATTACCACCAAAGAACGCATCGCGCAGTTTGAGCGTGATCTGATTAAAGCGGTCAAAGAAGCACAGCAGCCTGACGCCAAACTGTCTATGGGTGACCACTGCCGCTGGTGCGCAGCCAAGCCAGTGTGCCCACAGATGACTGGTCAAGTAGACCGCGCAATACAAACGCAGTTAAAAGAGATTGACATTACAATGCTTAGTCAGTATCTCAAAAATGCTGAAGTGATTGAAGACTGGATCAAAGACCTGCGTGAGTTAGCGGTTCAGTTGCTTGAAAAGTCACTGCCCGTGCCTGGCTACAAACTGGTGGCCAAACGCGGCACACGCCAATGGATTGACGAAAAAGAAGCGCAAGTCGTTCTTGACTTGGCTGGCGTTAATCCATTCAAAGAACCTGAGTTAATTTCACCAGCAGCCGCTGAGAAATTGCTCAAAAAAAGCAAGTTGACATTGCCGCCCGAACTCGTGGTGTCAGTGTCTTCAGGCACAACATTGGCAAGCGAGGACGATCCCCGCCCAGCAGTGTTGCAGTTGAGTGGCCTGAAGGCTGCTCTTTCTAAAATCCAATGAAAGTTTAAAATGCAATTGACTACTTTTTCTTCGGCAAATCTGCCAGCAGTTTCCACACTCTCCACCGCTTTGCGTGCGCTTGAACAAGGCGCAGGCACCACTGGTAACGTCATTCTGAAAATGGATAAGACTGGCCATTGGGTCTTTGGCGCTGACCAAACTGAGGTTGAAGACGACGCTACATGGGCCGTTAACCCATTTAGCTTTGTCCACGGCTTTATTGCTTGGGGTGACGGCGAAGTGTTGGGCGAGAAGATGACCGGTGTGCAAAACCCATTGCCTGAACTTGACGCCGCACCTGCTGGCGCCAAGCGTGGGTGGGAGACTCAGATCGGCATGTCTTTGAAGTGCTTGACTGGTGATGACAAGGACATGGAAGCGCGCTTCACCACTACGTCAGTAGGCGGTAAGAAAGCGGTACAGGCTCTGGGGGTTGCCATCGCTACGCAAGTAGAGAAAGACCAGACCAAGCCCGTGGCTATTGTCAAACTCAAGAAAGACCATTACTCTCACAAAGCGTATGGTCGTATATACACGCCAGTGTTTGAGATTGTTGAATGGGTGCGTATGGATGGCGCGCCAGTTGAGGAAGCCGAACCAGAAGCACCCGCTGCTGGCCGTCGTCGTCGGTCTGTTTGATGACTCTTTGGGTTGACTTTGAAACCCGTAGCGCCTGCGACCTAAAAACCGCAGGCGTTTACAACTACGCGCAAGACGCCAGCACTGAGGTGCTGTGCATGTCTTACGCCTTTGACGATGACGAAGTGCAGACGTGGACCGAAGGCCCGTTACCTGACTTCACAGGGCATATGATTTATGCTCACAATGCAGCTTTTGAACGTCTGATGTTTTGGTATGTGCTGCAACAGAACTACCCGCTTGAGTCGTTCTACTGCACGGCCACTCAAGCCCGCGCCAACTGCGCGCCTGGCGGCCTTGAAGATGTGGGCCGCTTTGCTGGTGCGGTCATGAAGAAAGACCATCGTGGCAGCCAACTGATTCGGCTGTTGTCTATCCCTAAGGCCGACGGCACGTTCAACAACGACCCGACCTTGATGGCCGAGATGATCGCCTACTGTGAACAGGACGTGCGTGCCATGCGTGCGGTCAGCAAAGCCATGCGGCCACTGTCTGCCGAAGAATTGCTTGACTACCATGTTAACGAACGCATCAATGACCGTGGCCTGCTGGTTGACGTGCCCCTATGCCAAGCAGCCATCAAATACGCTGGCGCTGAAATGGATGAGATACAAAAGATCGTCGCCGAAGTGACAGAGGGCCAGATCACAAGCGTGCGCTCGCCGAAGATGCGCGAGTGGGTGCTGGAACGTGTCGGCCCTGAAGCCAAGAAGCTGATGTGGACCGGCGAGAAGTATTCGATAGATAAAAACGTGCGGGCTAACTTGCTTGCAATGGAGAACCACGATGAAGTTCCGCCCGATGTGGCCGAAGTTATACAGTGCGCCGATGACCTCTGGGCGTCGTCGGTTGCGAAGTTCAGCCGCCTTGCAAGTTTGGCAGACGAGGAAGACGCCCGAGTTAGAGGTGCCTTTGTTTTTGCTGGAGGCAGTGCAACAGGGCGCGCTTCGTCGTACGGCGCTCAGGTCCATAATCTCCCGCGTAAAAGCGCTCAAGACCCCGAAGCCGTCCGCACAGCAATGGTTCGAGGCCATGAGATCGTGCCACGATTCGAGAAACGCATTACAGACGTTCTAAAGAAGATGTTGCGCCCTGCCATCGTGGCCGCGCCTGGTAACGTCCTGATTGCTTATGACTGGTCGGCGATTGAAGGCCGCGTGCATCCGTGGCTTTCCAACTGCCCAGCGGGCGAGATTAAACTGGACGTGTTCCGGTCGGGCCTTGACCCGTACAAGGTTAACGCTACTGCGACGTTCCGTGTGGCCTACGGCGACGTGACGGGCGATCAGCGCCAAGTGGGCAAGGTCCAAGAGTTGGCACTGGGTTTTCTGGGCGGTACTGGCGCGTTTGAAGTGTTTGGCCGTGTGTACGGCATCCATCTGTCTGCGGGTGAGGTTGCGCGGGCTGTGGAGGGCTGGCGTAGGGCAAACCCTTGGGCCATGCAGCACGGCACGCAACTGGAGGCCGCTTATTTGCGCGCCATGAGAAACAAAGGGCATGAATTTGCTGCGGGAAGAATTGTGTACTTGTTTGATGGCCAGACGCTCTGGTACAGTCTTCCCTCTGGTCGGGTACTGTGCTACCCCAATGCCAAGTTTGACGAAGAAGGCAACGTGACGTATACCAAAGCAGCTTGGAAGCCAGCAGCCGATGCAACCGAGTGGCCCCGCGCCCGTTTATGGCGTGGTTTGGCTTGCGAGAATGTCGTACAAGCAACAGCGAACGACATCCTACGACATTCACTGCGACAACTTGACGGCGTGATTGCCCACGTCCATGACGAGATTGTTGTCGAGTGCCCCGAATCCCAAGCCGAACAAGTAAGCGCACATATCCACAAGATCATGTGTACGCCGCCTGCGTGGGCTGAGGGTTTACCCTTGGCCGCCGAAGGCGTGACAACAAAACGTTACTCGTAAAAAAAAGCCCCCTGCGGTAAGGCAAGGGGCTAAATCCCAACTAAGGAGAATGAACCGTGTTAGATTTTCTCACAAAATTAGCGCCAGAGGGCGAGACTTTTTTAATTGTGCGTCAAAAACCACAGCTTAAAGAGGGCGAATTGCAATACCACGCCGACGGCGCCGTCAAATGCACTTGGCCTGCCATGCTGCCCGACACCAAAGTTAACCCCGAGTGGGCGATCTACGGCAACACCGCCAGCTTTATTATTGACCGCTTCAGAGATGGCCACGTCAGCGCCAGCGCTGCCAACTGCGAATATGTCCTCGTGATGGTGCTGGACGACGTGGGCACTAAAGCCACTGTGCCGCCGTTAGAACCTACTTGGAAAATGGAGACGTCGGAGGGTTCGTTCCAATGGGGCTACGTCTTCAGCGAACAGCCAACGAAGGCCGACTTCAGCGCCGCCATTCTTGCCATTGCTGAAGCAGGGTACACCGACAAGGGCGCGATTAACGCCGTGCGTAACTTCCGTCTGCCTGGTAGCGTCAACATCAAGCCTGGTCGTGATGCGTTCAGGTCTATCTTGCGTGAGTTTCACCCCGACCGTGACTTTACGTTAGAACAAATCTGCGCCGCCTTGAACGTAACGCCCGCTGAGTCAGTGGACGCTTACAAGCCAATCCGTATCTCAGACGACGGCACCGATGACGTGATGGTCTGGTTGTCTGAGAATGGCTTACTCTTATCCCGTCCCAATCAAGAGGGCTGGGCGGGTGTTGTTTGCCCTAACAGCGCCTCACATACCGACGGCAACCCCGAAGGCCGGTATATGCCCGCTAACCGCGCCTATACGTGCCTGCACTCGCACTGCATTGATTTTGGTTCGTCTGTGTTCCTTCAGTGGATTGCAAACAACGGCGGCCCGAAGCATACACCTGGCCTGCGTGAAGAACTGCTGGCCACCGTGATGGAGACTGCATTGAACAAATTAACCCCTACGGCTGAATACCCAGACGCTGCCGCTGCTGTCGTGGCTGAAGTTGAGCGTAAAGAGTTGCAGCGCGTTGAGAAAGACGGTTGGTATGAGCGCTTTGCATACCTGCAAGACGATGACGCGTTCTTTGATCTGGTTGAGCGTCAAGAGGTCTCGCGCCATTCGTTCAACGCCATCTTCCGGCACATTGCCTGCAACAGCATTCACGGCAAGCGCCCCAAGATTGAGGCGGGCACCTGCTTTGACGAGAACCGCCAAGCTAAGGGTGCGCGCATCTTGAAGGGTGTCACCTACGCGGCGGGCGAGTCGATCTTGTGCGCCCGTGATGGCATCGTGTTTGGTAACCGCTGGCGCGATGCCCGCCCGCCTACTGTTGCGGGCAACGTCAAGCCGTGGCTGGATCACGTCGAGCGCATGATTCCCGACGATAAGGAACGGGCGCACGTCCTTGACGTGATGGCGTTTAAATTGCAACATCCTGAGCGCAAGATCAATCACGCCATATTGCATGGGGGAAACCCTGGCAGCGGTAAAGACACCATGTGGGCACCGTTTTTCTGGTCAATCGGCGGCAAAGCCTTGCGCAACGTCTCACTGGTACGCAACGAGGAGGTGACGTCTCAATGGGGTTATGCCTTAGAAACTGAAGTTCTGGTCATCAATGAACTGCGCCAGAGTGAGGCCAAAGATAGAAGGGCGCTTGAGAACACCTTGAAACCCTTGATCGCCGCGCCGCCTGAGTTCCTGATGGTGCAGCGTAAGGGCCTTGCGCCGTACGATCTGGTGAACCGCCTGCAAGTGATCGCATTTTCAAACGAGCGTGTGGCCATTAACCTGCCGTCTGATGATCGCCGTTGGTTTGTTATCTGGTCAGATGCCCCGCGCATGAAAGACGAAGACGGCGCGGCGATGTGGGCTTGGCTCGAGTCGAGCGGTAAGAGCGCCGTCGCCGCCTGGCTGCACGCGCGTGACGTCTCAGCGTTTGCGCCTGGTGCAACCCCTATGCTTACCGAAGCAAAAGCGATCATGGTCGAAGCGGGTATGTCGGGGGCTGAATCGTTTCTGGTCGATCTAATGCGGCATCGCCTGGGTGAATTTAATAAAGGCGTTGTGGGCGCGCCCTGGCACGCGCTATGCGATCGTTTGCAGGGTGCATCGCCTACCGGTACCCGTATCGTACAACCGGCCCTTTTACACGCCTTAAAAGAAGCCGGGTGGATCGATATGGGCCGGATCGCTTCGCGTGACTATTTGAGCAAAAAGCATATTTTTGTCGCGCCTGATATGGTTAACGTGCCAAAATCGGATCTTCGGCGCATGGTCGAATTGTCGCCGCCGTTATCGGTGCGCCTGGTGAAATAGAAAAAGCCCCGTTAAGGGGCTTTTTTATAGGTCTAGGACCGCCGCCAGTAGCGCGGCCAGTAGCAGCGCTAGGATTACTAGCATAGCCGTTTTTCGCTATTATCCGGCCACCACAACTTATCTTCAATTTCACTATGGCCGGTAAAACCAAAAAAATACCATCCTATTTTGTTAGTGTTTGGCATCACGCCGCGCACGTGAATTTCACCGTTTCGGGTAACGCGCGCGTTCGCGCCGCCATAAAGACTTTTAACTCGCAGCCTAATTTGATGATCGGTCTTCATGCTATCACCTCGTGCGTGTCTTCGCCGGTATAGACCGTCGCCGGTGCGTCGTTCAACGGCGCAAATAGTGCGTTAACGTCGTCGTCGGGACCGTAGGGCATGCCATAGGGCGCGCGCCGGCCTGGCTTGTACGTGTTCAATTCAAAATACTGGCCCACGTATTCCCGCGTGTTCATGCCGTCGTAAAACACCGGATAGCGTCGTTTTTCGGCGCCCTTACTCTTGACTATCTTATGCTTACCGGTGCACTTAGCGTGCGCCGCGTATATGTCGCGCGCGTCGTTTAATTTGTACGTCGTACGGCCGATTTTAATGGTTTGCATGGTTTACCCTTAGAACGTGAGAATATCAAAATAGGCAAGTGCCAGGACCGTAAGCGCGCCAGCGATGGCCAGGACCGTTAAAAGATCCATAGCGGCCGCGCGTCGTTTTTCTATCGCTTCACGCGATGGAGAATAAGTGTATTTCATTGTTTACCTTACTGTTACCGGATCGGATTGTCCGCGCATGGCCACAGCATGGCCATGCACTGAAAATCAAATAGTGCAGCACCCACAGCACGGCGCGTCTTCACACCGGCCGCGCGCGTTACGGTAGAACGTCGCCGGCCCGGTTTCCCCATAAAACGTGATCGTGTCGCTATCGGGTTGAAGCCTAGCGCGCTTCGTCGCCGTGTCGTATAGGATCACGTCGCCAGGGTTTATGCGCGCGCCGGATTGACTACAGCGGCCGGGATACTTAGCGGACATTGTTTTAATCATACTGATACTCCAATTGAAATAACACGGCGCGCATACCCGGCCGCATGGTCCGCTATAACGATATCTTTAGCGGCTTTGCTTGTACCGGCGCATAACATGCAATTAACGCATGTCGTTTTGCGGCCGCCTTCAGCCGATGCGGGACAAGCGATCTCGCCAGCTTGACGATCGATGCCTACACTTACACGGAAAACCCTCATACCGTATAAATTCGCTTGTGCAGCTTCGTCGATGCTATCGGCCGATGCCATAACTAACGGCGACCATGCAACATGATCAAACCGGGTATCTTGCCACTGGTGGCTGTAACCCGCATGACCGGCCGTAAACTGTGTTAATTCTTGCCATGTGGCCACCGGTGCAGCGAACGGGTCGCCGTACGTACCGATTCGCAAGCGCTTACCAGCGATGACGCGCGCGATCGCGGCCGGTGTGGCTTTTACGTACCGGCCGCGCTTGTATGCGTTATAAACCGATAGCACCGATTTTGCTACTTGTACATAACACGGAACATCGCCAGTTTCTTTAGCGATTTTCGGCCGATGCGAACACATGCCACATATGCTTACGTCGTCGCCGGTTTGCAGCGCTTGTACCGGATTGACGTCGGACCGGATAATAAAAGTTTGCACAAGTGCGCCGGTTTTGTCGTTTTTCGACGCGTCGGTGATCTTGTTTACTATGACAACGATCGGCGCGCCGTCAATTTGCGACGGTCCTTCATATGCGATATAGCCTAGAACTTTCATGTTTTTACCTTACTGTAGTTAATGGGGTGCAGGTAGTGTAAGGGATTTTGTAACGTTGACAAGCCTTACATGTAAAAGAATATGTAACAGAGTGTAACAGTGTAAGTCATGTGGGTGCAATGTGGGTTATGCAATAGGTGCGACATGACTTACGTTCAACACTAGCGGCCATGTGGGTTTGAGCTACTTGTAGGTCATGTAAGTCATGTTTATATGATAGTGAAAGAAGGATATATACTGTGTTTATGTACAGTAATACTCAATATGGGGTAGAGCGATTTAAATTGGCCGGAAACATGACTTACATGACTTACACGCCATCGCACCACGTTTTTAGCCGCGCGCATGACGTAAGCCATGTAAGTCATTAACTAATAGCCAATGTGCCTGCGTACCGCATGACTTACATGACTTACATTGTGGCCAATGACTTACATGACTTACATTGTGCTGGGGGTTCGCGGCTTGCGGTAAGTCACCCGCATGACCCACAACATTTTGGATCCGGCATGAAGGGGAGGGGGTAGGGCCGACGGCAAAGGGCCAGCGGTTACGGAGCGTCTGCAAACAATTTTTTATTTTTTAATATATGATGGCGGCACGCATCCATGCGGCCATACAACTATGAGTTTTCATTCACTGCCACTTGTCATAAACGAAATCCGCGCAACCGAGGCGGTGCTTAACCGCATCTACGACGCGGCCAAGATCGGGTTAAAAGGCGACAACCTGGCATTAGCGTCAGGCATGACGCCAACCGCTTATCGGCAACTCTGCGAGATGGATCAGGTAGCGCTGTTAGCCGAGCAGAAAGGCCGCGCTGATGGCGAGAAGCTGGCGTCTACACAACTGCACAAAGCCGCCGAGCAAGGCGACGCTAAAGCAGCGCTGTCCATTCTGCAAAACGTCCACGGCTGGGTGGCCAAGCAGTCCATTACGGTTGATGTAGACCAACGCATCTCAATCATCGGCGCACTGGCCGAAGCCGAACGCCGCGCAGCCGACGTGGTGGACGTCATAGCGCACGAACCCGCACAAACGTTACAAGTCCAAAATGCAAAGCACAAAGTACAGCGCTGAAGACGAACAGGAACTGATGGCCCGTTTGTGGGCACCTCAGTACAAGGACAACCCACTGGCGTTTGTTAAGTTCATATTTCCGTGGGCTGTTAAGGGAACACCGCTGGAGAACTTTGAAGGCCCGCGCAAATGGCAGCGCGAGGTGCTGCAAGAGATTGCCGAGCAGATCAAGGCAAACAAGGGTCAAGTGGACTTCAACACTTTGCGGCACGCGGTGTCATCTGGCCGTGGTATTGGCAAGTCGGCGCTGGTGTCATGGATTGTGATCTGGATGCTGTCCACGCGGATTGGCTCGACGACGATTGTGTCGGCCAACAGTGAATCGCAATTGCGTTCAATCACATGGGCCGAGATTACCAAGTGGCTGGCCATGTCGCTCAACTCGCATTGGTTTGAAGTATCGGCTACCAGACTAATGCCTGCTAAGTGGCTGACTGAACTGGTTGAGCGCGATCTGAAAAAAGGCACGCGGTACTGGGGCGTTGAAGGGCGGTTGTGGTCGGCTGAGAACCCAGACGCATACGCGGGTGTGCACAACTTCGACGGGGTGTTGGTTATCTTTGACGAAGCAAGCGGCATTGACGACTCGATCTGGGCGGTGACATCAGGCTTCTTTACTGAGAACACACCCAACAGGTTTTGGCTGGCGTTCAGTAACCCGCGTCGCAATACGGGGTACTTCTACGAAACGTTTCACAGCAAGCGGGAGTTCTGGTCCACCAAGGTGGTGGACGCCCGCACGGTTGAAGGTACAGACAAACAGGTCTACCAGCAGATCATCGATGAATACGGACCGGACTCCGCGCAGGCGCACGTTGAGGTGTATGGGGAATTCCCTAATGCGGGAGATGATCAGTTTATCTCCAGCTTGGTGGTTGACGATGCGATGAAACGCGAGAAGTACAAAGACCCGTCAGCGCCCATAGTGATTGGGGTTGATCCTGCACGGTTTGGTGCGGACGCAACGGTGTTGGCGGTGCGCCAAGGGCGAGACATTGTGAAGATCATCAGGCACAGAGGCGACGACACCATGACGGTAGTCGGGCATGTGATCGAAGCGATTGAAGAATGGAAACCAGCGATGGTGTTTATCGACGAGGGCGGGCTGGGTGCGGGGATCGTGGACCGGCTGAAAGAGCAACGGTACAAGATCAAAGGCGTCAACTTTGGCTGGAAGTCGCGCAATCCTGCAATGTACGGTAATATGCGGGCGCAGATTTGGGGTGATATGCGCGAGTGGCTTAAAAGCGCCAGCATCCCAAACGACAGGTTCTTGAAAACTGATTTAATTTCGCCTATGATGAAGCCGGACTCCAAAGGGGCAATATTTTTGGAGTCTAAGAAGGACATGAAGGCGCGTGGACTGGCGTCACCGGATGCTGCTGACGCAATCGCGCTGACATTCTCGTACCCCGTGGCCAGCCGTGGGGAGTACAATTCCAAAACCGAGCGTCGTATCGTTCATGAACGCGGCGCGATTTCAACTGGATGGATGGGGTCGTAATGGCTACAAAGAAAAGCGTATCGTTATCTGTTGGCCGAGGCGAGAAGTTGCCAGCGTCTAAGGGCGCGGGCTTGACAGCCAAGGGCCGTGAGAAGTACAACGCAGCTACTGGCTCACATCTTAAAGCGCCAGCGCCAAGTCCTAAAACCAAAGCAGACCAAGGCCGCAAAGATTCATTTTGTGCAAGAATGGGCGCCGTAGCGGCCAACGCCAAGGACGGCGAACGCGCTAAAGCTGCCCTTAAACGATGGAAGTGTTAATCATGGCAACGAAACCTGGCTTGTATGCCAATATTCACGCAAAACAGGCTCGTATCAAAGCGGGTTCTGGCGAAAAGATGAACAAGGTCGGTAACAAAGCAGCGCCTACCGCCAAAGACTTTAAAGACTCTGCCAAGACGGCAAAGAAAGGTAAATGATGCCACTCGTTAAATCTAAATCGCCAGAAGCCTTCCGCAAAAACATCAAAGCTGAAGTTAAAGCGGGCAAACCGGTCAAGCAGGCCGTGGCCATAGCGTATGCCGTTAAACGCGCTTCGACACCACCAAAGAAAAAATGACCCCAAAAGCCCTGCAAAACTGCCTGATTATGGAACGCGATGTTGAAAAACACGCATTCTTGGAATTGCTATCTAGTGAAAAACTTGGCACTGGTGTGGTATTATCCGCAGGCCCAGATTGCAAAGACGTCAAAGTCGGTGATCGCGTGTATTTTGACGTAGGGCAAGAATTTACGCATGAGGGCAAAAAATATGTCCTCATGCGCGAACCTCACGTTTTAGGGGTCTTTAATGGCTGATCCAACCGGAATGGTCGCTGCGGCTAATGTTGCTGCTGGCGGCAAACCACTGAAGTCTGACTCAGACATTCTCAGCCTTGCTCGCTCTCGGCTGGATATGGCCGTGTCTTCGTTGGCCGAGTCCCGTGAAGACGAGATTGACGATCTGCGGTTTTACGCCGGTTCACCAGACAACCATTGGCAATGGCCTGCTGACGTACTGGCCACTCGCGGCGCAGTGCAAGGGCAGACCATCAATGCCCGTCCAACGCTGACCATCAACAAGTTGCCCCAGCATGTGCGCCAAGTCACCAACGACATGCGCCAAAATCGCCCTGGGGCCAAGGTCATTCCCGTGGATGACAACGCCGACATTGAAGTGGCAGACATTTTCAACGGCATGATTCGGCACATCGAGTACATCAGTGATGCCGATGTGGCCTACGACACAGCTTGCGAGAACCAAGTGTCTTACGGCGAAGGGTACATCACCCTGATGACCGAGTATTGCGACGACAAAACGTTTGATCAAGACATCAAGATTGGCCGTGTACGCAACAGTTTCAGTGTTTACATGGACCCACTGATTCAAGACCCTACTGGCGCCGATGCCAAATGGTGTTTTATCACCGAAGACTTGACCAAAGCCGAATACGAGCGCCAGTATCCCGATGCAGCCCCTATTTCAACGCTCCAGTCGTTGGGCGTGGGCGATCAGTCGATCAGCAACTGGCTGAACAAAGACACCGTGCGTATTGCAGGGTATTACTACATCGATTACGACAAAACCACACTGAATTTGTACCCTGGCAATCAGTCAGCGTTTGTAAATACGCCCGAAGACAAGATGCTCAAGGACATGTTTGGCAAACCAGTCAAGTCTCGCGTGTCTGAGCGCCCTCGGGTCAAGTATTGCAAGATCAATGGCTACGAAATCCTTGAAGAACAAGAGTGGGCGGGCAAGTGGATACCGGTTATCCGTGTTGTCGGCAACGAATTTGAGGTTGATGGCCGTCTTTACGTGTCTGGCTTGGTGCGTAATGCCAAAGATGCCCAACGGATGTACAACTACTGGGTGTCGCAAGAAGCCGAGATGCTGGCTTTGGCTCCAAAAGCCCCATTTATTGGCTACGGTGGCCAGTTTGAAGGCTACGAAGACAAATGGAAGACCGCTAACACCAATAATTGGCCTTATTTGGAGGTCAATCCTGACGTTACAGACGGTCAGGGCAGTGTTATGCCACTACCCCAGCGGGCGCAGCCTCCGATGGCCTCCAGCGGCTTGCTGCAAGCCAAGGCGGGTGCTTCTGAAGACATTAAGTCCACCACTGGACAATATAACGCCAGTTTGGGCATGGGTTCCAACGAGCGTTCGGGCAAAGCCATTCTTGCGCGTCAGCGTGAGGGCGATGTGGGCACTTATCACTACGGTGACAACCTTACCCGCGCCGTGCGTCACGTTGCTCGTCAACTGGTGGACCTGATCCCTAAGATTTACGACACGCAACGCATCGCCCGAATCATTGGTGAAGACGGCGAAACCAAAATGGTCAAGATTAACCCTGATCAGCCCGAGCCGGTCAACAAAATCATGGATCAAAACGGGATTGTGATTGAGAAAATATACAATCCAGGCGTTGGCAAGTACGATGTCGTGGCGACCACCGGCCCAGGCTACGCGACCAAACGTCAAGAGGCACTTGAAGCAATGGCACAACTGTTGCAGGGTAATCCTCAACTGTGGACTGTGGCCGGTGACTTGTTTGTCAAGAATATGGACTGGCCAGGCGCTCAAGAGATGGCCAAGCGGTTTGCCAAGACAATTGATCCTAAGTTGATGTCTGATGCTGACGAAAATCCAGCCTTGCAAGCCGCCCAGCAGCAAATGCAGGCGATGGGTCAAGAGATGGAGCAAATGCACAAGATGATCCAAAACGTCAACCAGTCGGTTGAAGTTCAAGACATGCACCGCAAGGATTACGAAGCCATGATTAAGGCTTATCAGGCTGAAACTCAGCGTATCAGCGCGGTGCAGGCTTCTATGTCACCAGAGCAGATTCAAGACATCGTAATGGGCACGGTCCACGGTATGATTACCTCGGGCGATCTGGTGGGTGAGATGCCAGGGCGAGATGTTGATGTTGGGGCTGAGATGCCACAAGAAAATATGGAACAGCAACCACAAATGGGGATGCCGCAATGAAAGCATGTGATTTTTTAGGTTTGCTGTTTTTAGCGCGGGATGTTGCCCATTCGGTGCATTTAAACACCCGCAGCTTTTCCAAACACAAAGCGCTAAACATTTTTTACGACCGCATTATTGACGCCGCCGATGATTTTGCTGAAAGCTATCAAGGTCGTCATGGTTTGATTGGCCCCATCACATTGCATTCGGCCAAGAAAACATCTAACATCATTGAATTCTTGGAAGATTCGCTCAAGCAGATCGAAGACGCCAGATATGAAGTGGTTGACAAAACCGACATGTCGCTTCAACAACTCATTGACAACATCATTGAGATTTATCTGCGTACTCTGTACAAACTTCGCTTCCTCGCATAAGGACCATCATGGCAAACTATACCGCTATCACAGCCACCGCCCAGATCAAACCATCTGCTGGCAAACTTCGTGGCATTTTTGTAAGCTCTGCGTCCAGCACGCCCACCATCACGGTGTATGATTCATTTGCGTCCAGCGCATCGGACCCTGTAGTGCTTGCAACATTTACGCCTACCGGTAACACAAACCACAATTTTGTTGAAGGTTTGTACACCAACAAAGGCATTTATGTTGTGATCAGCGGCACTGTTTCTGCAACCGTTTACTACGATTAAATTATGGCTACCGTAAAAATCTCCCAACTGCCACCAGCCCCAACGCCGTTGGTCGGCGCGGATTTAGTGCCTGTTGTCCAAGCCGGAACAACATCAAGAACTACACTTGATAATGTGAGCAGCTATGTAAACGCCAGTGTTAAAAATTTTGGCGCAGTGGGCGATGGGGTAACAGACGATACGGCAGCTATTCAAGCGGCAGCTAACGCAGCGGGATATGGTGGAACATTATATTTTCCAAAAGGAAGATATTTTGTAAGTAGCACCATTAATTTAAGAGGTGCTGCTAAATTGCATGGTGATGGTCCAAACGCAACTGTTATTTACCGTACGGGAAATTACGGCAATACAATGGTTTGCGGCACAAGTTCTAATTCAAGTGAACCTGCTAGAGAATTTGAATGTTATGGAATTTTATTCCAACATTCAACGCCAAGAGCTGATGGTCAAATGACATTGCCTAACTTGGCAACAAGTGGCGCACATTTAGCATTGTATGGCACTCAAAATGCAACAATTGATAACTGTTGGTTTTGGCGTCTTCCATTTCAAATTCAATTTTTTGGCGGTACATTAAACACTATTAACAATTGTCAATTTTTGGGGACATGGGATTTGCAAACAGTAGCGCTCCAAGAAGGAATAGCACAAATTCAATTGACTATAAGTAGTGTTTACGGAAATCCAACTACGCATGTATATACAAATAACAAATTTTTTGGCGATAAAATAACAAGGCAAATAACATATACGCCATCTTCTGGCAACGTAACTATTACAGCAGTTGATACCATTGGTTCTCAATACGGTATTTTATGTTATGGACTTGAAGATTTTGTATTGTCAGGAAATTATTTTGGCGGGCAAAGTATTGCACAAGTTGCAATAAAGAATTTTACTAACGGGGCAGTAATTGATTGGCGAATTACAGATAATTTTTTTGACGGTATATCAAAAGGCCAAGCAATATTGTTAGCGCCAGATGTAGCAAATTTAAATTCACTTGGGGTAATAATCAGTGAAAATATGTTTGTTGACAATTTTCATTCAATTTTTATTGTTCAAAATTCTGTTAGTTTAAACCCATCGGTATACAATTTAGATATTAGCAATAATATTATGATTGCTGGAAGGGCAACACCAATATATTTAAACGGTGCTGCTGGTTTTACAATAGATGGAAACAAAATAACAAATTACAATGTATATAATCTTTCAAGTTCTGATTTATCATATTGTGCTTCGGTGTTAATAAACGGTTCAACTGTTCAAGGTTTAGTTACTACCAACATTATTGGAGCAGGCGGCAATATTTTAATAAATGATACATCGGTTAATTTTTGCTATTATGGAGTATCATTTTCAAATAATTCTTCAGTATCAGTTAACAATAACAATTATCTTGGAATTCGTCAAGGTTCTACTTTTTACGTTGGTTTAGCATCAACTGAAAATTTATATACGTTGACTGCTGCTGGAAATTATCAAATGACCCAAAGCGATCAAGTAGCTGTAATAAATAAAACCACCAATCAAATTACAACAGTAAATCTTCCCGCACGCCCTGTACTTGGTAGAACGGCAACTGTAATTGATGGAAAAGGAACTGCACTTACGTTTAACATTACGGTAGCCACTTCTGATGGCACTGTAATAGATGGGTCATCTACATATGTAATCTCAAAAAACTATGACTCTAAAAAATTTATGTTTAATGGTTCAAGTTGGAATTCTGTCGCATAATAACGGCACAAACTGTATCGGCCCAGTAGACCGAGGAATCTTAGGATTCAGATACCATGACTGAAGAAGTCCAAGCTCTAGCGGAAGTAGACTCCGCGCCAACCACGGATGTGACGGCCACACCTGAAGTTGCTGAAAGTACGCCGGAAGTAACCGAGGCCAAATCATTCTCGCAAGAGGAACTTGATGCAGCTATCGGCAAACGCCTTGCAAGAGAGCAACGTAAGTGGGAACGAGAACAAGCACAGCGTCAGTCTGAACAGCAGACGTTGAGGGCCGCGCCAGCCGCCTCCGCTGACCAGTTTGAGTCTACTGAAGCCTATGCGGAAGCATTGGCTCTTCAGAAAGCCGAAGAACTGATCGCCAAGCGTGAAGCAGCAAAGCAACAGTCGCAAGTTCTTGAAAGTTATCACGATCTGGAAGAAGAAGCACGGGGCAAGTACGATGACTTTGAACAAGTCGCTTACAACCCTAAGTTACCGATCACCAACGTGATGGCAGAAACGATCCAGTCTTCGGATGTCGGTCCTGAGTTAGCGTACTATCTCGGCTCCAACCCAAAAGAAGCAGATCGCATCTCACGCATGACGCCTTTAAGCCAGGCGAAAGAGATTGGGAAAATTGAAGCCAAATTGGTTTCTTCGCCCCCAGTCAAGAAAACAACTTCTGCACCAGCGCCAATTTCGCCGGTGACTGCGCGGTCCTCTGGATCGACAGCTTATGACACTACGGACCCACGGTCTACCAAGACCATGACCGACTCGCAGTGGATTGAAGCTGAACGCAGACGCCAGCAAAAGAAGTGGGAAGCGCAGAACCGCTAAATCTTTTTAAAGGACTTTTAAAATGTCTAACAGTATTCTGACCATTGACATGATCACACGGAAAAGTCTCGAAATCCTCGAGAACAACCTTGTGATCACCCGTAACGTGAACCGCCAGTATGACGATAGCTTCGCTGTCGAAGGTGCGAAAATCGGTTCCACATTGCGTATCCGTTTGCCCGACCGCGCTCTGGTAACTGACGGTGCTGCCCTGCAAGTTCAAGACGACAACGAACAGTACACCACTCTGACTGTGGCCAGCCAAAAGCACATTGGTGTCAACTTCACATCTGCTGAATTGACCATGCAATTGGATGACTTTGCAGAGCGTGTCTTGAAGCCACGTATCAGCCAGTTGGCCTCCAGCATCGATGCTGACGTTGCCAACAGTTACAAGTACATCGGTAACACCGTTGGTACACCAGGCACTACTCCTTCAACTTCTTTGGTCTTGTTGCAAGCCCAGCAAAAGTTGAACGAAAACGCTGCCGTGATGAACCCACGTTACGCTACCGTCAACCCTGCCGCTAACGCTGGTTTGGTTGAAGGCATGAAAGGTCTGTTCAATCCTACCGACACTATCAGCAAGCAGTTCAAGAACGGCATGATGGGTACTGGCGTGTTGGGTTATGACGAGATCAACATGTCTCAGTCGATCAAACAGTTCACAACTGGTTCGCGTGCTGCTACTGGCGGTACAACTTCCGCTGCTGTGACCGCTGAAGGCGCAACTACTATCGCCATCACTGGTGCTGGTAACGCTGGTGTGGTTAACATCGGTGACGTGTTCACTGTTGCTGGCTGTTTCGCTGTCAACCCACAGACCCGTGAGTCCACCGGTTCGTTGTTCCAGTTTGTTGCAGTTGCTGCTACAACCCTGGACGGCTCTGGCGCTGGTAACATTACTGTGGCTCCGATCTACTCGGCGGCTAACGCTTTGGCTACCGTGTTGACTTTGCCTGCAACCAGCCAAGCTGTTACGTTCGTCGGCGCTGCTTCAACCCAGTACCCACAGAACTTGGTCTACCATAAGGACGCCATCACGTTCGCTACGGCTGATCTCTTGCTGCCACAGGGTGTCGATATGGCTGCTCGTGCCGTTCACAACGGTATCAGCTTGCGTGTTGTGCGCCAGTACGACATCAACAACGATCGTCTGCCTTGCCGTATTGACGTTTTGTACGGCTACAGCGTGATTCGTCCAGCAATGGCCGTTCGCCTTTGGGGCTAAATTGAATGGGGCTTCGGCCCCGTTCTCTGTTTTTAACATTGAAAGGAAATTATCATGGCTTTACCTAATGGCGCAGGCGGTTATCAAGTTGGTGCAGGCAACCGTCAAGAAACAATTATGGGCGCAATGGCTGTCCCTCAAACAGCTACGGCTACAGCAACCCTGACAGCATTGCAAATTGCTAACCAGGTTTTGGTGGCTAACCCCAGCACATCTGCTGCAACATACACATTGCCTACAGGCGTGGCAATTGACGCTGCAATTCCTAATGCTACTGTTGGTAGCACTTTTGATTTGTCAATCGTCAATATCGGCACTAGTTCTGGCGCAGTGACTTTGGCTGTTAACACTGGTGTGACCGATGGCGGCAACGCTTTGGTTGCTATCGCTGTGACAACTAGCCAATTGTTCCGTTTCCGTAAAACCGGTGACGGCACTTACGTTGTGTATCGTTTGGCTTAAATCTAAACGGGGGCTTCGGCCCCTGTTTTTAAAGGAACAATCATGTCCAATTCACAAGCTGTCGGTGTTGCTTATAGCGACCCTGAATTTACTACCTGCTACGCAAGCCAAGAAATTGGTTATAGCGTAGCAGCCCAAGGCGCTGTGACTCAGTTAACAGACAAGTCCACAGGGGTAACTCTAAACAAGTCTGTTGGCCGCATCACAATGAACAACGCCGCTTTGGCAGCGGGCGCTGCGGTGTCGTTTACCTTAACCAACAACCTAATCTCCGCAAACGACACAATCATTGTGTGTGTTTCTAGCAATACTACTGGTAGTGCTGCCGGCGCTTACACCACCTACGTTTCGTATTTGGCTGCGGGTTCTGCTTTGATTACGTTGCGAAACTTGACTGCTGCAACTTCATACTCTGAAGCTGTCATCATCAACTACGCAATCATCCACGGCGCAAGCTAACCAAACGGGGCTTTGGCCCCGTTCTTAAATATGGTCATTTACCTTTCCCATCCCATCCACGGCGCTAAAGTGGCCACAATGGATTTAGAAGCTGAAGCTGATGAAGAAAATGGCTGGGTGCGCTACAATCCCGATACGCCTTCAGACTTTGAAGAAGCGGCCAACACACTTGTTGTAAAGCGCAAATACACCCGCAAAGGTGAAACTGAAGGAGTCTGAGCATGGCCACGTACACCGCTGGTGATCAAATAAATCGGGCACTGCGCCTGATCGGTATGCTGGCCGAGGGTGAATTGCCTTCCGTGGAAACAGCCAACGATTGCTTGGTTGCGCTTAACCAGATGATCGACTCGTGGAACACCGAGCGGTTATCCATATTCAACACAATTGACCAAACGTTTATTTGGCCTGCTGGCGAGATTCAACGTCATCTTGGCCCCAGCGGTGCCAGCATCGGTGGCTTTGACGGCGTACGGCCAGTTTTGTTGGATGATGCCACATACTTCAAAGCGCCTAATGGCGTGTCATACGGCATCAAGTTTATCAACCAGCAACAGTACGATGGTATTGCGGTTAAAACGGTGACATCCACGTATCCACAAGTAATGTGGATCAACATGGAATACCCCAACATTCAAATGACGGTCTACCCTCGTCCCACACAGGACTTGGAGTGGCACTTTATCAGCGTACAAGAGTTGGATCAGCCCGCTACATTAAACACAGCCATGTTCTACCCGCCAGGGTATTTGCGTGCGTTTACGTATGGTTTGGCTATGGAAATTGCACCGGAGTTTGGCGTTGAACCAAGCCCACAAGTTCAGCGTATTGCTATGACCAGCAAGCGTAATCTGAAGCGCATTAACAACCCTGACGATGTGATGGCCATGCCGTACTCGCTGGTTGCTAACCGCCAGCGTTTTAACGTGTACGCGGGTAATTACTGATGAAGACGCCGATCCTTGGCTCCAGCTATGTCGCACGCAGCGTCAATGTTGCGGACGCCAGAATGGTCAACTTGTTTCCAGAGATTGTCCCCGAGGCGGGAAAAGAACCTGCGTTCTTGCAACGGGCGCCAGGCTTGAAATTGCTTAACACGGTTGGCGCTGGTCCAATTCGTGGTCTTTGGGCTTTTTCATCCAATGATGGCGTTGCTTTTGTTGTATCGGGCAATGAAGTTTACAAAATCAACAATGCTTATGTAGCCACTTTACTTGGCACTGTAAGCGGCGCTGGTCCTGTTAGCATGGCTGATAACGGCACGCAATTATTTATTGCGGCCAATGGCCCCAGCTACATATACAACAACACCACAGGCGTGTTTGGGGCTATTACAGATCCTGATTTTCCTGGCGCTGTGACTGTCTGTTACTTGGATGGTTATTTTGTGTTTAACCAACCAAACAGCCAGTTGATGTGGGTCACCGCTATTCTTGACGGCACAAACATTAACGCGCTTGATTTTGCAAGCACTGAAGGTTCTCCCGATGGTTTAATAGCTGTCGCGTCCAACTTCCGTGAAGTGTGGGCCTTTGGCACAAACTCAATTGAAGTTTGGTACGACGTTGGCGGTACGGGTTTCCCCTTGCAACGCATTCAAGGCGCTTTTAATGAGTTAGGTTGCGCTGCGCCTTACTCAGTGGCCAAGATGGACAACGGTCTGTTTTGGCTTGGCCGCGACCGCCGTGGCCAAGGTATTGTTTACCGTGCAAATGGCTACGCTGGTGTACGCATATCTACCCATGCAGTGGAATGGCAAATTCAGCAATATGCTGACATGTCGGATGCTATTGGTTACACGTACCAGCAAGATGGCCACAGTTTTTATGTGCTGATTTTTCCAAGCGCCAACACTACTTGGGTTTACGATGCAGCAACCCAAGCATGGCATGAGCGTGCCGGTTTTGTAAATGGTCAATTTACTCGCCATCAATCAAATTGTCAGATGGCGTTTCAAAACAAGATTGTTGTTGGCGACTTTCAAAACGGCAACATTTATGCGTTTGACTTAGACAACTACACCGACAACGGTAGCATTCAAAAATGGTTGCGGTCTTGGCGTGCTTTACCACAAGGAACAAATAACCTGCATCGTACTGCCCAGCACAGTCTCCAACTGGACGCCCAAACTGGCGCGTATTTACCAGCAGTGGAAGTTGATGTTACGGGTAGCAACGATACGTTTTTAATCACAGAAGCAGGCTCATTTTTGTTGACCGAATCTGGTGATTACATAATTACCCAAGTAGGCGAAAACATAAATCCACAGCCAAACGTCATGTTGCGTTGGTCTGATGATGGTGGCCACACATGGTCCAATGAGCATTGGAAAGGCATGGGCGCTGTAGGCCAGTATTTTTATCGCACAATTTGGCGCAGGTTGGGCATGACTGTCAAGTTGCGGGACCGTGTTTACGAAGTGTCGGGCACTGATTCAATTAAAATTGCGATCATGGGCGCGGAACTTGTTTTAAGTCCAACCAATGCTTAGTCCTAACGCCACGCCAACACCAATCACGCCGCCGCGAGTGCCGTTGGTAGACCCTCGCACGGGTTTAATTGACCGTGCGTGGTACATGTTTTTTATCTCGCTAATTAATGCGGCCACATTGGTGTATGACGGCGATCTTGGCCCAAGTCCTGAGTCTTTAATTTCATCGTACGATGCGGCTTTGCAGGCACTAGCGCAAAACGTTGACACGCAGCCGTTGCCTGTTGACTTGAGCGCAGAATTAACTAAACAAATTGAAGCGGCTGGCTTGGCCAACTATGCGACTGGATTGTTGTCGCAAATAGCCGAAATGCAAAAGCAACTTGACGCCCTCAATCTTTTGCCGCCACCAACACAAGGAACAGTAATAGCGGTAACGGGCACAGCGCCTGTGGTGTCAACTGGGGGCATTTCACCCAACATCAGCATGGCTGCGGCCAATACATCGACTGATGGTTATCTGACATCGACCGACTGGAATACATTTAACAACAAAGCACCGGCAACCAGCGGCGTATCTATTTTGTACGGCAATGGTTCTGGTGGTTTTAGCAATGTCTCAACAGGCTCAGGCGTCAGTTTTGTAGCTGGCGTATTAAGCGCCACTGGTACTGGAGGCACCATTACTTCGGTTACTGCCACAGCACCCATTGCGTCTTCGGGCGGGTTTACACCTAACATCAGCATCAACGCTGCGTATGGCGATACAGTCAATCCTTACGCTGCCAAGACAGCAAACTATGTCCTTGCTGGCCCCACATCAGGTGCAGCGACTGCGCCTACGTTCAGGGCTTTGGTAGCCGCTGATATCCCATCGTTGTCGTATGTTACTTCGGTCAGCGGCACATCACCAGTAGTGTCCTCTGGTGGTACAACCCCTGCCATCAGTATGCCTGCGGCTACCGCATCGGTCAGCGGCTATCTCACTTCAACTGACTGGACTACATTTAACAATAAGGGATCCGGTACGGTTACATCAGTGACGGGTACGGCACCAGTTGTTTCATCCGGTGGCACAACTCCTGCAATCAGCATGGCGGCGGCTACCGCATCAGTTAGCGGTTATTTGACCTCAACTGATTGGAATACTTTTAATAACAAGCAGCCTGCTGGCGCTTATTTGACTGCGGTAACTTCTGATGCGCCTTTAACGGGCGCGGGAACATCAGCAAGTCATTTAAGCATTCCTGCGGCTAGTACATCGGTCAGTGGTTATTTGACTAGCACAGACTGGAATACGTTTAACAATAAAGGTTCGGGAACTGTCACTTCAGTGACTGGTACTGCGCCAGTTGTTTCGTCAGGCGGCGTTACACCAGCGATTAGCATGGCAGCGGCTACTACATCAGTCAATGGCTATTTAACTTCAACCGACTGGAATACTTTTAATGGTAAACAAGCCGCGCTGGTTAGCGGCACAAACATTAAAACTGTCAACGGAACAAGTTTATTAGGGTCTGGTGACGTAGGTACGATAACTTACGCTTACGGCGGGACTGGTCAAACATCAGTTACTACAGGCGATTTGTTATATGGTTCAGCGACTAATACCTGGTCTAAATTAGGTATTGGTAGTACAGGCCAAGTTTTGCGGGTTGCATCAGGAGCGCCAGCTTGGGGCACAGATTATGTTGGAACTGTAACAAGCGTTGCAGCTACTGTTCCGTCTTTCTTGTCTATCAGTGGTAGCCCAATTACCTCATCTGGCACATTGGCTATTAGCTTGTCTGGTACTTCATTGCCTACAACATCAGGCGGCACAGGACTGACATCTTTCACCGCTAACGGTGTGGTTTACGCAAGTTCTACAAGTGCATTGGCTACTAGTTCTGTATTTGTGTTTAACGGTACAAACGTAGGTATTGGGACAAGTTCACCAGGATACAAACTGGATGTTGCTGGTGCTATTAACGCATCAGTTTCGCTAAATACGCCTGGCGCAATTTACAGCAATGATGGAACTACCGTCTCCCGTGTTATTTCTGCTGGCGGGGTCTCTTACTGGGGCACAACAAGCAATCATCCTGTTGTTTACCAAACCAACAACACTGAACGGATGCGTATTGACACTTCCGGCATCGTCACCATGAATGCGTACGGTGCTGGTGCGGCAACGTTCTCGGCTGCTGGCGTTATCTCGTCTGTGTCTGACGAAACATGGAAAATCAAAGATGGCATTCCGGCTGACCCCGATGCCATGCTTAAAAAGTTGCAGCCTGGCTATTGGTATTACAATAACGAAAAAAGCGCAATCTTTGGCAAAGAACGCCAACTAGGCTTTTATGCCCAAAACGTCAACGCCGCGATTGGCCCTGAAGCTGCTCCAGAACCCGAAGAAGGAAAGCCTTGGGGTTACTACGATCGTTCAGTTTTAGCCGTGGCTGTCATGTCTTTGCAGAAAGCACTTGATACCATTGATTCACTTACAGCCCGTATTGCGGCATTGGAGCAAAAATGACAGTCACCGTCAAAGTCCTCGTACCGGCCAAATACGCCGAAAACTCACAAACAACCCAGTACACCGCGACTGGCGTTACCGCGATTATTGACAAGTTTACGGCCACTAACATCAGCGCCACGGCGGCCACGATCAGCGTAAACTTGGTCACATCGGCTGGATCGGCTGGTAATACCAACTTGATCACCAAAACCAAAACGCTTCAAACGTCTGAGGTTTACACGTTTCCAGAACTTGTTGGCCAAGTGCTTGGCGTCAGCGACTTTATCAGTACAATTGCAGGCACTGCCAGCGCCATTAACATCCGCGTTTCTGGACGTGAAGTGACCTAATTGGAGATATTCAAATGCCATCTGTTTCCCTTTCACCCGCACCCAAACTTCAGTTTTTTGGCACCGATGGCAACCCTTTGGTGGGTGGCAAGGTTTACACCTATGCGGCTGGTACCACTACGCCGTTGACAACGTACACCGATTCAACTGGTTTTACGGCAAATACCAATCCTATTATTTTAGATACTAGGGGTGAAGCCAACATTTGGCTGACTTCAGCAGCGTACAAATTTGTCCTCAAAACTTCAACTGACACGTTGATTTGGACGGTTGACAACATTACCAGCAACGCATATTTAATAAGTTTGTTAGACGCATTTAAAGCTGATTTAGCCAACACAACAGATGTTGCCAAAGGCGATGCCTTGGTAGGTTTTAAACAATCAAATTCGTCAGGTATTTTGGCTGGTGCTGTGGGGCGTACAGTACATGAAAAATTTCAGGAAATGATTAGCGTCAAAGATTTTGGAGCTATGGGCGATGGCGTTACAAACGACACAACTGCCATGCAAAATGCTTTGACAGCGGCAGCGGGCAAATCGCTGTATATCCCTGCTGGCACTTACGTTTGTAATCAACTTGTTGTTTCAAGCGGCACATCTGTATATGGCGATTCCGCATCTACAACCATCATACAAGCTACATCTTCATTAGGTTCTAGTACGCCGTTGTTCCGAAATCTTACCCAAAGCGGTGCAGCAAATGTATATACAGATACTCAAATTAGTGTGTCTAATATTAGATTTGATGGAAACAATCTAGGAACACGTACTGCTGGATTGTTGGATTTTGTTAAAGTTCAGCATTTAACGCTTGATAATTGCCAAGTGTACAACGTGCAATACATCGGCGCGGCGTTGAACGGCTGCGTATATTCCACGGTTACAAATTGTTCTTTTGCCGCGTGTGGCAATCAAACTGTAACTGTTGAAGGTGGACCGGCGCTATTTATCGGCAACGCTTTTTCCGATGGAACGCCATCATATGACGTGTTTGTAACGGGCTGTAATTTTACAAGTAACAATTGGGCAGGCATATATGCCACTGCCGACCGCACGATAATTTCTGGAAATTATTTTCAAAGCAACAAAGAGTCGGGCATTTTTCTGACGGGTAATGTTTGCGTTATCACCGGCAATTGGATCAGCGGCGTAACCAGAAAATACATTTCGGCGTCTGGAATTGAAGCGGGCGGCGATCAACTTACCATTACAGGTAATTTTATTGCTAACGTAGAAGCTGATTGCATCTCCTTGACCGACAATCAATTTGTTACGATCAGCGGAAACTCGCTTATCAACCCAAGGGCCGATGGTACATACTACGCGCAAGGCAGTTGCATTGGTTTTAACACCCTAACCGCCAGCCCCAACAACACACGAAATGTGTTGATCGTTGGCAACAATATGGGGTCGCCGTCAAACAGCGCTTACGCTGCGGTACGGTTTTATGGCACTACATCGCCGCCCGAATACATTACGGTTAGCGACAACCAGATGAACCAAAATTCTTGGTCGTCTGGGCAAGCAATCCTAATCCCCGCAAACCAAGCGTCGATTACAAACGTATACCGCGACAACATTGGCGCGTTTGATGTGTTTGATTACGGTGGCTACGTCTCAGGCCGTTTTTATGCTGGCGAGGCCCTTTCTCCCGCAGCGGCCAGCACTTTGTCGATTTCGGCTAATACCTTGTACGGAACGCCTTTTGTTGTGCGCCAGCAAAAACTTTGGAACAAGATTGGCTTGTATGTTACGACAGCAGCACCTGGCGGCGCTGCATACCTTGGCATCTACCGCATGGAAAATGGCGTCCCTACCACGAAGGTACTTGACGCTGGCGCGGTGGGCTTGGACACAGTAGGCACTAAAGAAATCACGATTTCGCAAGTGTTGCCTGCCGGTATGTATTGTATGGTTTTGCTTGCCAGCACTTCTAGCGCAGTAGTTAAAGCCGGAACTTTAAGCCCCGCCGCTGTTGCTACGGTGGGCACATCTGCTATTGGCACTGCCGATACGGTCATACTTGGCTCGGCCACTTATGGTGCGTTGCCTGGTACATTCCCTGCTGTCACATATGGTACTGGTGACAGTGCTTTAATTACTTTGCGTTGCTAAATGATTGAACATTATTTCAGCGCTGGTGTGTATGCCAAAGAGGCGCGCATCCCTGCGGGGCATGTGCTTGTCCAGCATAAGCACAAGCATGACCACTTATCCATTTTGGCCAGCGGGTCCATTGAACTGATGGTTGACGGCGAGCGCAAAATAATTGACGCGCCAGCGTGTTTAACCATTGAAGCAAATAAGCATCATGGCGTAAAATCACTCACAGACGTTGTGTGGTATTGCGTTCACGCAACCGACTGCACCGATACAGACGAGATTGATGAAGTGTTAATAGTGGCAGGCGATGACGCGCAAGCCCGTGAACTGGCCCAGTGCCTTCAGGAGTAAATTATGCCGTGGTCATTTATTATCCCCGCAGCCGCAAGCCTTCTTGGCGCTAAATCGCAATCAGACGCCGCGTCAAGCGCGGCACGGACTTCTGCTGACGCCACCAATCAAGCCACGCAACTCCAGCGTGACATGTTTAACCAGCAGCAGCAAAACCAAGCGCCTTATCTTGAGGCTGGAAGAAATGCCCTTAATCAATTGGCTCCATTGGCGGCAAACTATCAAACGTTTGGCATGGGCCAGTTTACGCAAGACCCAGGCTATGCGTTTCGGTTGCAGCAAGGCCAAAAAGCATTGGACGCAAGTGCTGCGGCTCGCGGTGGTTTGATTTCTGGCAACGCCCTACGCGCCGCCCAAGGGTATGGCCAAGAGATGGGATCGCAAGAATACCAGAATGCGTTTAACCGTTACCAGACAGAGCGCAACGCCAGATTAAACCCATTGCAGTCACTGGCTGGCGTTGGTCAAACATCAGCAAATACATTGGGCCAAGCTGGTCAAAATTACGCAACCAACGTAGGCAACGCTTTGACGAATCAAGCAGCCATTTCTGGCAACGCGGGTATGGTCGGCGCAAATGCTTTTGGCAATGCTTTGTCAGGCATCGGTAGCGCGTATGGCAAAAGTCCGGTTAGCTTTAGCAGCTTGTATGGCGGCAACAGTTCAGGAACTTTCCAAGATGTGGGCGGGTTAGGCGCTGCGTCTGCGCCTTATGAATACAGGTAATTAACTATGGCACAACCTAACTTTGGCCTTTTAAACACAAACCTGCCTGCTGAAATTGCAGGCAGTGTTCAGCGCGGACAAGACGAAGCGCTGCGTAACCAGATGGCGCAACAGCAATTAGCGTCAAACCAACAGCAGTTTAAAACTGCGGGGTTGCAACAAGAGTCTGCACAAATGCAACTCGAGCAAGCCAAACGCGATCGTGATTCGTTGGCTAAGATGCAAGAGGCTTTTGTCGCCAACGGCAAGTCGCCTGACTTAGAGACAAACTTTGATGAAATGATTAAATCCGGTATCGCGCATTACGTTGATATCGGCATCAAAGGCAAACAGAAATTGATGGAGCAAAAGCAATTTGCTAACATCATGGGCGGTGGCCCTGCCGCCGCGCCTGCGGCCCCCGCAGCGCCAATGGATGGAATGGCTGCGCCAATGAATGCGCTAGCCCCATCGGCCCCCGCAGCGCCGGTTAATGCCTTAGCCGCACCGGCTGCTGGACCAGATGTAACTGACTTGCGCCGCAAACGCGACATGTTGCTTTCTATGGGTACTACACAAAGTATTGCTGCTGCCCGTGCAATTGATGCTGACATTGCTTTGGCGTCTAAAGAACCTGTGTACCACAACGTTACTGGCGTTGGCCTCGTTGACCCCCGCACTGGCCGTGTTGTAACACCAGCCGTTGAAGGTGCGCCGTCCGAAGTCAAAGAATACGAATACGCCAAAAGACAAGGCTACAAAGGTTCGTTGTTTGACTTTAAACGCGAGATGGCTTTGGCAGGGCGCGCGCCAGCAACGCCAGCGCAACCGTCTGCGCCAGTAGCGGTTGTTGACCCCGTAACAGGCAAACAAATTTTTGTTAGCCGCGAAGAAGCCTTGCGCGGTCGGATGACGCCTGCCGCTGCAATGGAAAGTCTGCCGCCCAAAGAAATTCAAAAGCGTGAAGCAGTTTTTCCGCAAGCAACCGCCGCAGTTAAAGGGTTTGAAAACAAATCTACATCGTTTGTTAATGACCTTATTGCGTTGCGCGATGCCCCCGGTCTTGAACAAATTACAGGTGCGATATATGGCCGTACGCCTAGCGTGTCCCGTGAGGGCAGCCGAGCGCAAGCGCTGTACGATAAAGTTGTTGCTAAAGGTGGCTTTCAAGCCTTGCAAGATATGCGCGACGCGTCCAAAACTGGCGGCGCGTTGGGTAACATATCTAACCAAGAAGGTAAACAGCTTACCGCATCGTTTGCCGCCATTGATCGTCGCCAAGACGCCAAAGATGTTAAAGCCGCGATTGATCAAGCAATTGCAGATATTGAAGGTTCTAAAGTACGTATGCGTGAGGCGTATGATTCTACGTACAACTATAAATTTGGCGCACCCTCAGCCAATGTAGTTACAAACCCAAAATTTCCTGGTTTTAGCGTAGGAAAACCATAATATGGCCCGCTTTAATGTCACTGCGCCTGATGGCTCAATCATCCCGGTTGACGCGCCTGAGGGTGCAACGGAACAAGACGCTATTGCGTTTGCTGCGTCGGTGTATAAGCCATCCACGCCAGTAAACAAGCCACCCGCTACAAGCAATCCGTTGGTTAATCAAATTCCGGGGTCTAATGTTAAAGCGCCTGCGGCTATTGCAGCGCCAGAACGTCCTGAATCTGGCTTTATTGGTAAGATGTTGGCCCCTTTAGAAACTGCCGTTACGTTGAGCACCGGCCTTGTTACCGCGCCTATTGTTGAGGCAGCCAAAATTGGCGGCACTTTGTTTAGCGGCAAGTACGGCACGCAAGCCGGTATCAAAGCAGGCGAAGAAACTGGGCGCAAAGTACAGCAGTTTTTTCAGCCTACGGTTAGCCCTGAATCAGAAGCGCAAACACAAACCATTGGCAATTTTTTATCCAGCACCGGCTTGCAAGGCGTGCCAATGAATATGCTAAGCGATTTATCGCGCGGCATGACCCCAGCATTACGGGCAACGTCCGACGCTGCGCGCGCTCCTGTGGCCGCACGGGCGGCAAGAATACAAGAAGCAAATGTAGCGCAAAGCTATGCTAACGCGCCAATGATTGAAGCAACGCAGTCCGCGCAACGAATTGGCGGCGCAGTGCCGCCCGCTATTTCCAATCCAACAACAACCAACGTCATTAAAGGTAAATTGGTTGGCCCTGAGTTGGAGCAAAAATTTGCAAAGAAAAACGAAGTTGAAGTTACTCAACGAGTCCGCGAAGATTTGGGTGTAAAGCCAAACGAAAAACTTATACCCGAAATTGATGATACTGGCAAGTTAAACATTGACAGCCCAATTACACGGGCGCTTGACGAAGCCAGTAAACCTTACGACGTGATCCGTAAGATGGAAACGTTGACAACACCTAAAGAATCAATCACTGCACTAGAAGGCTTAAAGCGGGCAGCGCCCATTGGTGGGGGCACAAAAACAGCCGCAATTAACGGTTTGATTGATGACGCGCTAACAAAATTACAAAAGACTACAAGCGGCCCGTTTTCTGGTGTGGGCGGTGGACCCGTAAGCGTAGGCCGTAGCGGCGCTGCTGTGCTAGACGACATCCGATCGTTGCGTCGGGATGCTCAAGCCACTTATCGGGCGCAAAAAATTAACCCTGATCCGTTAGCTACCGCCAAAGCGGACACGCAGATGGCCATTGCTGGGATTCTTGAGGATGTGATCGACGCCAATGCGCCGACACCAAAAGTGTTAAGTGATTTGCAAACTGCCCGTACTCGCATGGCGCAAATTTATGAACACGAACGGGCAATTAATTACGGGCAGCAAAAAATTGACCCGCAAGTGTACGCCAAGTTATATGAAGAGCGTAAAGGCGGGATGACAGGGCTTAACGCAGATATTGCTAAAGCCGCGTCAATGTTTCCTGATTACTTTACATTGACGCCAACAGAACTTAAAGTCTTGCCGCGTATTACCCGTGGAGGTTTAGGGGCTGCTATCGGCGCTGTAATAGGTTCGCCTCTTGGCCCCGCAGGCGCGTTAGCTGGAACAGCCGCCGGTATGGGTGTCGGCGGGGCCGCAAGCGGTTTGGCAGCACGTCGTATGGCAACGCCTGCGTATCAACGCGCTAACGCTATGCCGCAAGATTACCGTCCGGCCACCAATATGCTGCGTCCGGTTGAACCAAACGCAACACCTAATGGTTTGGTGCCTTACGATTACTCGCAGCAGACATTTACACCACCAAACTTTGTAATGCAGCCCAACCAGTATGGTCCGCGGATCACACCAGTTGCACCCGAAGTGCCACCAACTGCAAATATGCTGGGCTATGGCGGCACAATGGAAACACTGGCCACAGAACGTGCCAGAGCCGCAAACATGTCCCGCACGCTGGGTCAACAAGCCGAAGCACAGCAAGCGGCTGCGGAAGCTGCTGCACGCCGTCCAACCAGCGGTGCAGTCGAGTTGCAGATCAACCCATTGACTGGCGTTCCTGAGATTGCCAAAGGTGTCAAGGGTGCAACGCCTGAAGTATTCATGGCCAACACCGGCGCATCGTTGCAGTCTGCTGCTGCGAAGTTGGCTGCCGGCAAAGCATTCGACATGACGTTGGCCGAAAAGGCTGCATGGAAAGCCACTCGCACAGATCTGTCTAAGATTCTGCCAGGCTTTAAGGCTTTGGACGAAAAAGCAATTTTGGCTAAAATGCAAGACCGTGCATGGGTTGACGGTGCAATTGCCAAGGCACGCCAAGAAGCGCAAGCCTTTGATCAGATTGCTGCCCGTGCTGCCGATGCCCGTGCCAAATCTGCGGCTGTTGCAAACCGTGAACGGATGCTAGACTTGGCCGAACAGTTGCAAGATGCATTGGGTGCGCGTCCCGTGCAGCGCGGTGGCCAAGGTCCCAAGACTCGGGCATTCCAACGTAACATGCTCACACCTGAGCAAGAAATTCAAAACGCATTGGCAAAATAGTGCATAATTAAGTTTTAACTAATTGGTGAAATAATGGAAACTCAGCAACTATTCAACATCGCTATTGGCTTGGCTGCTTTCTTGGGCGGCTGGGTTCTAAACAACATCACCAAAGCGATTGAACGCCTTGACTCAGACATCAGGGCGTTGCCTGCAACTTACGTTTCAAAAGACGATTACCGCCGTGACATTGACGACATCAAAGAAATGCTTGGCAAAATCTTTGACAAACTTGATTCCAAGGTTGACAAATAACCCGAACGCTCCAGCGTGAAAAGGGGGTGCTGGCAGACCATCCTACGGGTTAATGTCTGCCACGAATCGAAAGATTAATATGTCACTAGACCCTGTATCAGCACTGTTAGACATTGGCGGCAAAGTCATTGACCGTGTTTGGCCCGACCCCGTTCAAGCCGCAACGGCTAAGTTGGAACTTGTCAAACTCCAGCAATCTGGTGAATTGGCTGCTATGGCTGGTCAGTTGGAAATTAACAAAGTTGAGGCGGCAAGCGCCAGCGTGTTTGTGTCCGGCTGGCGTCCTTTTATCGGCTGGGTTTGCGGCGCTGCCTGCGCGTGGAACTGGATTGGGTTAAAGATTGCCTTATTCGCGGCTGCGTATTTTGAACACCCTTTAAATTTGGCCCCTGCCGATCTGTCTGAAATGACGCCCGTGTTGATGGGTATGCTTGGTATTGGTGGCCTGCGAACAATTGAAAAGCTCAACGGTGTTGCGCGAACATGAAAGAAAATTTCCCCAAAGCCTTTGCTGCTGTGCTTGTCCACGAAGGTGGTTACGTTTTTAATCCAATGGATCCTGGCGGGGAAACAAACCTTGGCTGCACAAAAGCAGTTTGGGAAGAACATTGTGGTCACATGGTAGATACCAAAACAATGAAAGCCCTCACTCCTGCTGATGTTGAGCCACTGTACCGGCGCAAGTACTGGGACAAGACCAAAGGCGATGACTTGCCAAACGGCGTGGATTATGCGGTGTTTGATGCGGCGATTAACTCAGGCCCAGGCAGGGCCGCAAAGTGGCTTCAAGCGTGCGTTAACGTGTACGCAGATGGCGTTATTGGCGACAAGACAATACAAGCTGTACGAAATAAAGACGCAAAAGAACTTATCGATGCTTATTGTGCATACCGTTTAGCCTATCTCAAAATGCTCCAAACATGGCAAACATTTGGCAAGGGATGGGAACGCAGGGTCAAAGAAGTAAACGCAACAGCTTTGTCAATGTCATAACGGCGTCACACCGAGCGTTTTCAATACGCTCATGATTAAACGTGTTGACATCCGCAAAGAATCTGTACAGACGAAATTGTCGGTACTTCAAAAAATTTGTTTGCCTTATGACCAACCGTATGACACAAATTTTGGTTCTTGGTGGATTGCTACTGAGAATGGCGTGGATATTGGCTTTGCGGGGCTTGTGCGTACTGTGTCTTGGACCGATTGCGGTTATCTGTGCCGTGCAGGTGTTGTGCCTGCTGCTCGTGGACAAGGACTACAGAAACAGTTTATTCGTGTCCGACTTAGACAAGCGAAAGCTCTTGGGTGGAAATGGGTCGTAACTGATACAACTGACAATCCAGCGTCAGCAAACAGTTTAATTTCCACAGGTTTTAAATTATTTCAACCGACAAAGCCTTGGGGCTTTAAAAACACGCTGTACTGGCGTAGGAAATTATGATGCCCGCCCAGAAATTTACTGACCAACAAATCATAAGTGCTATTGAAAATAGTGCTTCAGTGCGCCAAGCCAGCGTTACCCTTGGGATGGATTTGTCGGGACTAAACCGCCGTCGCCGCCGCATTGAAAAGCGGGACAAAATAGAAATCAAAGCGCCGCAAGCCACGGATCAATATAAACATTTGCAAACGGCGCACGTTCACCCCGCCAGAAAAGACCTTGGCATCTTAAATGGCACTGTAATTGTATTCAGTGACGCGCATTTCTGGCCTGGCATCTACAGCACAGCATTCCACGGTTTGTTGTGGGCCATCAAAGAACTCAAGCCCAACGCAGTGATTGCCAACGGCGATATTTTTGACGGCGCTGGCATCAGCCGACACCCCCGAATCGGATGGGCGAAGTCTCCTTCAGTCATGGAAGAACTTAAAGCCTGCACGATCTGTATGGGATACATTGAAGAAACCGCCAAAGAAGCCCGTCACAACGTCAAACTGATCTGGCCCTTGGGTAACCACGATGCAAGGTTTGAGACGTTCCTAGCGGCTAATGCGCCTCAATACGAGCATGTCAAAGGGTTTAGTTTGCGTGACCATTTCCCACTCTGGGAACCTTGCTGGGCAGTCTGGATGAATGAAAATACAGTGGTAAAACACCGCTTCAAAGGCGGCATTCACGCCACCCACAATAACACCATGTGGTCAGGCAAAAACATCGTTACAGGCCATTTGCACAGCTTAAAGGTCACGCCATTTTCGGACTATAACGGGGTGCGCTACGGTATTGATACGGGTACGCTGGCAGAACCCTACGGGCCACAGTTTGAAGACTATACCGAGCACGGTCCACTCAACTGGCGGTCGGGCTTTGCCGTTCTTACGTTTGTGGATGGCAAACTGTTGTTGCCTGAGTTGGTGACGACACACAGCCCCGATTCCATTG